AATTTGCTAGTAAATTTAAAAAGGCATTTAGCCAAAAAAGATTGGAAGCTGCAGCTCAACCAAAAGGATTTGCTGACAAGCTTTTAAAAGCTTTAGAAAAAACAACACTTGAGGATTCTTACGATGAAGTAACTCAGTTATTAGAAGATAGAGGTCCTCTTAATACTGCCATAGACAAAGTTAAAAAGGGTAAGTTCCCCACAGGTATAAAAGGAACACAAAAACTAGGAAAAGAATTAGGTAAATATACTCCACAACTAATTCAGGCAATAGGGCAAGGTATAAGTCAAATACCTGATGAAAACATTAGAGCAGCCGTTGTGGCTCAGTTGTTCGGAGCGAGACAAGTTGATATCTTTGAGATGAGAACAACAAAAGAGCTTGCAGAACGAGGAGTTCAAAAAAGACCTTTTTTTGATCCTAATACAGGAGAGCAAGTAAATCCTGAAAGAGGTTCACGTAAAAAAGCAGGACCTACAAAAGTTATGCCACCTGTAACTGCCGAACTAATGAGAAAGATGCACTCTAAAGCAGGTATTACAGGAGAACTATTTCCTAATTTATCAAATAAAAAAATAGACGATGCTCTTAAAAAGCACGTATTTAAGGCTATACCAAAAGATGTGCTTGACAGATTAGACAAAGCTCCAAGCACATTTACTGACTTACGAAGAATAACAGCAGCATTTGTTCTTAATCAACTAGATGACGCACAATCAGCATCTGAGATTATAAGTCACAAAGGTAATTTAGATGACAAGATTGATAAGGTCATGTTGAAATTTTATGCTGATAAAGATGATACAAACATATTAAAAAGAACACAAGGTTTAATTTTATTTGAAAAAGAACTTGCAAAAGGATTAGGTGTAACCAGTGCAGGGCAACTTGGAACAAAACTAAAATTAGGTTTACCTCCAACATTTGATGCCGACTACCCTGAAGTGGATTTGAAGTTTGATGATCAAGGTAAAACTACAGTTGAAACAAAAACTGCTACAAAGGAACAGATTGAACGTTCTGATAAAATAAAGGCAGCACAAGACTTTGAAACAGAACAAGAGACATTTTTACGTGGCGAAGAAAAAAGAGCGAAAGGTCTTACATTAGCAGAGTCAAACATCGAAAGACAAAAAAAGATTGATGCTGAAAGAGAACAACGTAAACAAATCCAAGAAGCACCCAAAGAAGTTAAGCCAACTGCCTTACAAGAGTGGGAGCAAAACAACCCAGACAAAGCAGCAAAAGCAAAAAGAAAAAGTCCACGAAGATTTGATGTAAAACCTAATGGTAAATTATATACTACAGTTGGTTTAGGAGGAGTTACATCATACTATTTATATAAAAATTACTTAGATGAATATCTTAACGAAGGCATGGAAGAAAATGATGCAATAATAAATTCTGCTTTATTAACTGCATCAGATTTTGTGCCTATAATTGCTATGGGTAAAATGTTTCTTGAGCCAAAAACTGTTGCAGCATCAGAACGAGATCCATTGGGCGAACCCTTTAAGACAAAAGAGCAGATGGGTCAAGAAGTTATTGATGTATTTGAAGAACGTCAGTTTAGACAAGACATTGCACCTCAACTAGATGATGAACGTGCAATACAAGAACAAATGAATATTACAAAAATGAGTGAAGATTTCGGCAGAGAAGCTGAAAGAAAGAGCCAACTATCGTTGGAAGAACAAATGCAAATGTTAAATCAAGGGAGTTAATAATGGCAGAGAATCTTAATCAAGGTGCAGCCTATATAATGGGATCAGACAAAGTATCAGTTGATGATGCTCAAGGATCTACTAATTTATATAGAGAAGGTCTTGAATTTACAACTGAAGTAAATCAGGATGCGTTGCAAGTTGACATGCCAAAGAAGCAAACAAAACCTACTGTTGAAGCTTCTTTATTCGCTATGGCTGATGACAGAAACTACTTCTAAGTGAGGTAAATTATGGCTGAATATGGTTCAGGGTTTATCAATTCTGAAGATGAAGAACCGATAAACATTCAAAACTCTGATGAGTTGATGCCCGGACTTGCAGGGTACATAAAAAGTAAATTTGAAGATTCTGAAAACGGCAGACGTAGCCACGAACAAAGATGGTTGCAAGCGTACAAAAACTTCAGAGGTACTTACGATTCAACGACACAGTATCGTGATTCAGAAAGATCTAGAGTATTTGTAAAAATAACAAAGACTAAAGTTCTTGCTGCGTACGGACAGATCGTTGATATACTTTTTGCAAATAAAAAATTTCCACTTGTTGTTCAATCTACACCTATACCAGAGGGCATAGCTGAGTTTGCTCATCTTGAAACACCCTTAGATGAGGTGGTAGATAAGTATGGATTCAATGGTGACGGCAGAGAACTTCCTCCGGGAGCTACGGAAGCAACTCCTAGTTTAGATTTTTTAGGTGGTATGAAAGACAAGTTTCCTGACGCTCCGTTACGTGAAGGTCCTGCACGTATGGGTGAACCTCAAATATCTCCTGCGGCTGAAGCTGCACGAAAGATGGAAGAGCTTATCCACGATCAACTTTTAGACACTAATGCTGTGAATGTATTTAGACATGCTATATTTGAAGCGTGTATGTTAGGCACAGGTATTGTAAAAGGCCCACTCAATTACAACAAACAGATACACAAGTGGTCACGTACAGAAATGGGCAGAGTTTACGATCCATACACAAAAGAGTGTCCAAAGATAGAACCAGTATCTTTGTGGGATTTTCATCCTGATCCTGCAGGAACAAGTGTTGAAGATTGTGAGTACATCATACAACGACACCGTATGAACAGACAACAATTAAAAGCTTTGATGAATAGACCATATTTTAACAAGCAAGCTATCGAAGAGTGTCTTGCAAAAGGTCCTAACTACGAAGATAAATACTACGAAGATACAATAAGAGATGATGAAACAGAACCATACTATCAAGAAAACAGATTTGAAGTTCTTGAATATTGGGGTGTAATTGATACTAAGTTTGCAGATGAAGTCGGACTAAAACTTCCTGAAGGCGTATCTGAAACAGATCAAATTCAAGTCAACGCTTGGATGTGTGGTAGCATAATACTTAGATGTGTTCTCAATCCGTTTACTCCATCAAGATTACCTTTCCATGTATTTCCTTATGAAATCAATCCTTATCAGATATGGGGAGTTGGTGTAGCAGAAAACATGGAAGATGCTCAAATGTTAATGAACGGTCACGTTCGTATGGCAATAGATAACTTAGCACTTGCAGGTAATCTTGTATTTGACATAGATGAAGCTAGTCTAGTACCCGGTCAAAACATGGATATATTCCCCGGTAAGATATTTAGACGACAGTCTGGTGTAACTGGTACAGCAATCAACGGACTAAAGTTCCCAAACACTGCACCAGAGAATTTACAAATGTATCAAGTATCTAGACAGCTTGCTGATGAAGAAACAGGCATACCATCTATTATGCACGGACAGACAGGTGTAACAGGAACTGGTAGAACTGCTGCAGGGTTATCAATGCTCATGGGATCAGCAGGACTATCTATGAAAACTGTTATAAAAAACATAGATGATTATTTATTAAAACCAATGGGGGAAGCATATTTTCAATGGAATATGCAGTTCAACGATGATGCTGAAGATATAGAGGGTGATCTTGAAATCAAACCTCGTGGTGTTGCAGCAGTGATGCAAAAAGAAGTACGAAGTCAAAGGCTGACTGCCTTGTTGCAAACTGTAATGAACCCAACACTAGCACCATTCGTAAAAATACCAAACTTGATGAGAGAGCTTGCGATATCTCAAGACATAGATCCTGATAGCTTGGTTAACGATTTAAATGAAGCACAGATATATGCTGAAATATTAAAAGGACTTCAAAATGCTCAACAAGGAACTGGCAGCGAAGGTGGCCCCCCTAACCAACAATCACCAGATATGGGTGGGTCTGGAGGAGTACCTCAAGGAACTACTCGACCTAACGAACAAGGGATTGGCAACGGCACTATTGGAGTCGGAACTACGCCAGTTGCAGGGGAAAGCAGTTTTACTGGCAACCCTCCTCAACCTGAAGAATGATGTTGAAAAGGTAATGAAACCGAAATGAACATAATAAAAAGTAATCCTGAACTAAACAATATGTTTAAAAGAATACGCAATAGAAGGCGTTTGGCTGAAGCTTTGGAAGAAAACAACATTGATGTTGAAACAACTGCAGAAAAAAAAGAAGCAGAAGGATCTGGTAAAACTGAATTTGAAGAGCAGTTGGGTGGTTTAGGAATAGACGCACAAACTGTAGGTGTCAGCCAGTCAATACAAGATGCAAGTGAAATGATGGATGTTGCAGGTGTTGGTGCAGGACAAACAGCAGGAGAGGTGGCTAGAGACATAGCAAAAGAAAATAGATCATTTGCTGATCCGTTTGCAGAAGCAGTTACATCTCTTGGGGGTAGAGAGGGAATAGCAGCAAAAGCAGGATTAGCAACCTACGGATCTTTGTTGGCAGGTCAAACAGAGTTGGCAAAAGGTTTGTACACTGGAACACAGATGTTAGCAGGTCCTGCAGGTATGGCTCTTAATGTTATAGGCCCAACTGAATTAGATCCGTACGGTCAGCCTGTAGCAATGGGCAGTGGAGCTTTTGCCAAAGCTTCATCAAAAGTTATGGACATACACTACAATGTTGCAGATAAGATGGCACAAGGCATAGCAGGTTACGATCAAGGGCGTATAAATGGTCAACTTGTAAGTGTAAGTCCGGGATTTTTTGGTGGTAAAGTTCTTACAGGTAACGTTCCTGTAGGTATGACTGTAAGTGATTTTACTGATTTGATGGAACAAGCAGCAGAAGTAGAAGATGAACAAGCAATAAGTGGTTACGCTCAAGGCAATCCATTAGCCATGATGCAAGCAGGTATAACTGTAGATGATTATGGTAGTTCAACTCAAGCAGCTCAAGCAGGCATAGGATATTCCTCTTACGATGCTCAAGGCAATCCAACTGGTGCAGCCCCTGCAGGTTCACAATATAGTGCAACAGGTATATTTAGTAGTGGTGATAATGATAACAATAATGATGACGGTGGTAGCACTAGTGAAGGAGCAGGAGGTGTAGAGGGAAGTGTGGGAGATGATTACGGTGGAGGTGACGCATACGGTGGTCGCATAAACAAAAGAAAAAAAATGGCTATGGGAGAAGTTGCTGAAAAACCAACTGGTGAGATGGGATTTGTTGGAGGTCCTCCTGATCAATTTACTGAACAACAGACTATAGCCGATGACATACCTAAAACAGTTCCTGAAGGAGCATTTGTAATCAACGCACCTGCCGTAGAGTTTGCAGGTAAAGAAGATATAAAACAAATGTTGGTTAAAGCTTATGAAATAGTTGCTCAAGCAGATATTGACGCAGGGGTTGACAAATCTCCTAGAGCTGCTAAAATACCAAGTAAGGAACAAGTTGATATAATGATCTCACGAGGAGAGGTTATTGTACCCCCAGAAATTGCAAAAGTAATAGGCTACGACAGATTAGAAAAGATAAATAATCGTGGTAAAAAAGAAGTAGCACGTAGGCAAGAAGAATCACAAAAAGAAGAAAAACCACAAGCTAAATCAGTAGCAGGGGGTGGTTTTATAGATATGCAAAACGGTGGTAAAATCGACATGCAAGAAAATATTGCTAGTTTTCTAGGTGTTTTAGATGACGCAAATGAAGCTAGTAAAAACTCTAGAATATATACAGAGATACACAAACCAAAAGATGATGATAAAACAGAAGATATGGTAAGACATATGTTAGGCAGTGGTTATATGGCTGACAATATACTAGGGTCATTTGCGTTTGATTTTAAGGAAGAAGCGAATAGACCGTTTGGAAAGTTGTATGATAAAGCTTATAAAATAGTAACAGGTAAAGATATTTTTGTGCCTGAGTATGAAAAAACTATACGAAAAGAATCTAGTATAGATTTAAATAATAATGAATATGGTCGGTTATTAAGAGAAAAATATCCTGATAAAGAAGAGTTTACAAAACAAGTTTTTTCAATAGCATCAGCTATGGCTAAAGGAGCAGACCCATCAGAGTTTGCTATCGGTGACATACAGCCACAACTAAGTCTAGGATCTAGAATTTTAGATAAGGCAGGTGCTGATAAAGATATTGCAGTCAGAGAAAAATTAAAAAGAGGAGCAGAAGAAGGAGCTTTTGATCCTTTTGCTGATTACAATAAACAAGGTGATTTACAAAATTAATCAGCTACCCACATAAGTGGCCCTGATGAACCGAAGCAGCTACCCACAGCCAGTGGCACTGCAAGATGAGGTGTAAAATAATGGCAAAACAAGTAAAAGGTGCGAGAGCAAATAAACCTAATGATTCCTTTGGAACAATAAATAATCCTAATCTTTATCGTGGTAAATATCGTGAAGATGTTTACAAAGATGACGAAGAGGAAAATACAGAAGCTAAATCCGAAGATGTTGGCACTGAACAAACAGCTACCCAACAAGATAAAGGATTTGTAGAGACTAAAGTTGAAGAAACTCAAGAGTCTCACGATTATAAAAAACGTTATGATGATTTGAAAAAACATTATGACAACAAGCTTCAAGAATGGAAGAATGAGAAAGAAGCATTAGAAGCAACTGCTGAAAAAATGGATCTTGATCCTTCCGTTAAGTTACCTAAGAGTCCTGAAGAGCTTGAGCAATTTAAGGAAAAGTATCCTGATGTATATGCTGTAGTGCAAACTGTAGCAACGATGCAAGCTCAAGAACAATCAAAGACTTTACAAAGTGAACTTGAAACTTTAAAAAATCGTGAAAAGGATTTGGTAGTTCAAAGTGCTTATAAAGAGTTACTTAACGCCCATCCTGACTTCCCAGAGTTTAAAGATGACGAAAAGTTTCTTTTATGGTTAGACGAACAACCTGCTTCTATATCGGAAGGTATTACTAAAAACAATACTGATCCGAAATGGGCGACAAGAGTTCTTGATCTTTACAAAGCCGATATAGGCAAAACAACTAAGAAGCCTTCACAAAGACAACAAGCTTCTGCTGCAGAATCAGTAAGTACTAATAGATCACGTGAGGTAAAAACTGATTCGCAAAAGGGCAAGAAGATTTGGAAGGGTTCTGACATCGCCAGACTTAAACCGTGGGAGTTTGAGAAGTTTGAAACTGATATAGACTTAGCACGGCAAGAAGGGCGAATTGATATGAACAGCTAAAACCTCAAAAAAGGAGAGAGAAAATGGCTTTCGGAACTGCTGCAGGATACGGAAATTTACCTTCTGGTAATTTCGCTCCTCAGATATTTAGCCAAAAAGTTCTCAAATTCTTCAGACGTG